GCTACCTCACGAAGAAAACAACGATGGGTGAATAACCCTGACGATATTCGTTACCGCATGATCGAAGCGTTGATGCGCTCCGTGCCAATTGTGGTGCTGTTCGTGGTCATCAGCGGAGTGGCGCAGTCGCATACGAACAACGCCTTTGATGCGAACGAGATTCAGAACCTCACCGAAGGCGCACCCGTGATGGCCTTAGCGTACGCGCTGCTGCGCCTCTGGAAGATCGTCTGAGATGAGCCGACCGCTGCGGTTGCCGTGCGACCTGAGTCCTCACAATGCTGCGATGGAAGTGAGGAATGGCGTGCTGCATCATTTGGAACCACCACGAAAAAAGGTGGCGATCACGGGAGCCGGAACGTCAATGAGTCAGTTGCCGTGGGACGATGAAACCTACGAGTGCTGGTCAATAAACAACTTCTGGAATGCCATGCGTGACCCAAGCGATGGGACGCTGAGAGCCGACCGATGGTTTGAACTGCATACGCCTACGGAACCAATTCAAGACAAGTACGATATGGAGTGGCTCCGCGAATGTCCGGTACCGATCTATACGACCGAGCCGTTTCCTGAAAACAAGAACGCGATTGTGTATCCAGTGGAGATGCTCTCTGAAAAGTATCGACCCTATTTTTCGTGTACCTTCGCATATCAAATTGCGCTCTGTCTGCACGAAGGCATCGAAGAACTTGCCGTGCATGGCCTTGAACTTGCCTACGGCACGCAACGCGAGGCCACGGTTGAACGGGCGTGCGTGAACTGGTGGCTAGGGCTTGCCGAGGGTCAAGGTATGAAGATAACAATCCCCGATGGCGACTTCGTTCTCGACCATTTTGGGCTATATGGCTTTGATTATTGGGCAGAGGCAAACACCGTGAAGCAGTACGTGGGCAGTCTGATTGGACGAAAGGTTGCCGAGTAGTTGTGTTTTCTGTTTCCTTGGCGCATAGTTTTAAGTGGGTCGGTGAATGGTGGTGGAGTCTGGGCGGTGCGAATTCTTTTTGCTTCTCCTTAGAGTTCGCATTGCCCTGCTCCGATTAGTGAGGGTGAATGGCTGAACCGAAGTTCTTGAAGTCGCTTGCGGATGTTGAGGCGTGGCGCGAGAAAGCTGCCAGCGGAAAAGCCTCATCCAAAGTTGTTCTGCGAAAGCAATTCGTGAGTGAGATCGAGGTTGAGGATGACCGCTCGATTAAGTTCACCATCACCACTGGCGCACCTGACCGAGAGAAGGATGTTATTGATTCAGAGGGCTGGGACTTGTCAGCCTTCCTCAAGAACCCCGTGGTGTTGTTCGCTCACGACTACGACAGTCTGCCAGTCGCAAAGGCGACGAGCGTTGAGCAACAGGGTGACAGCCTTGTGGCAACCGCCGAGTTCGCGCCGAAAGAATTGAACCCGATGGCCGAGCAAGTCTTTCAGATGCTCAAGGCCGGGTTCCTCAAGGGCGCATCAGTCGGCTTCAGGCCGTTGACGTTCAGCTATAACGAAGACCGTGGTGGTGTGGACTTCGGGACACAGGAGCTTTTGGAATTCAGCGTGGTGCCAGTGCCAGCGAACGCGCAAGCGTTGATGGCTGCTGGCCTCAAAGGACTCGACACCGAAGTGATGCGTGACTGGGCAGAATCAACGCTCGACACGCTGAACCTCGCGGAAGTCCACAAAGGTATCTCCCCCACGAACGTATCAACGGAAACCGCGCCGATGGATGAGTCATGGCGCAAGCCGACACTTGGTGACTACGTTGACCAGCCGTGGGAAGAACTCAAAGGCAAAGAGCGTCGGCGCATCGCAGGACATTACGCATGGGCGACCGCTGCCGTGCCTGAGAAGTTTGGCGACATGAAGCTGCCTCATCACCGGTCGAAGGATGGCTACGTTGTATGGCGTGGCGTGGTGGCTGCATCTAGTCGGCTCGACCAGACGAACTTTCCTTCTGAGGATATGGGTGCAGTCAAGCGACACCTTGCCAAGCACTTCAAAGAATTCGACCGCACTGCCCCGTGGGAACGCGATGCGAGTAGCTGGGCAGCATTTACTAAGGCACGCACACGCGCCCAAGCCAAGGCAGCAGAAGTGCTAACGGATCAGGAACTGGCGCGGTTGCTGGATGACTTTGGGTTTGAGGATGAGGCGGTCACACTGTCGGCCTCACTGCATGAGCAGGAACAACCTATGGACGCAATGACCAAGCAAGAACCAGCATACGAAGCGGAGTCGATGGCAAAGGCCAACAAGCTCATCGATAAAATTCGCAAGGACTTGAATCGTATTCAGAACGTGGCAAAGGAGTGCATAGTTGGCATTGACGAATATCAGAACAGCCTTCGCAGTGGCGAGGCTGAAGTTGTCAAGGACGAGATAACTCCTGCGCCGATCAAGGAAGCAGTTGAGTCGCTTGATGACATTGTGCTTGAGCTTGCAGAGAGTCCTGAAATGTTGGACGTAGACCTAGACAACCTTGCCGACTCCATTCGGTCGGCAGTAACGCAGACGATTGGAGAATCGGTGCGGTCAGAGATGCGGGATAGCGTGAATGCTATGCGCGGTCGCATCGATTAGCGTGGGAGAACACGATGAGCAAGATGACGCAGGAACAGCTAGCAGAGTTTATTAAAGAAACGACCCTGCCAGTGATTCAGGAGCAGGTTGGTAGCGACGTTGCCAACATCGTTCGGGAGAATGTCGAGAAGGTGGCGAACGACCCGAACGGCGCATGGGCAAAGAAGTGGGCGAACCCCTTCATGGAAGGGCAGGACAAAGTGGCACCCCCGAAGCGCGAGAAGGGTTTGGCGTTCGGTCGGGCGGTGCGTGCGATGGCTGCTGCCAAGATGCATAAGCTTGGTGCTGATGGTGTCGTGGAGATTCTGAAGCAGTGGGGTGATGCCGACATCGCTGACGCGATGACGGCAGCACAGACCAAAGCACTGGCAGCAGGGAATGCGACAGCCGGTGGCTTCCTCGTCCCAACGGAATTCAGTAACGAGGTGATCGAGCTTTTACGAGCACGATCAATCGTGCGGAAGATGGGTGCGAGAACTGTCCAGATGCCAACCGGCACGGTCAAGTTCCCGAAAATTTCTACGGGCGCATCGGCAACGTATGTAGGTGAGAATACGAACCTGTCGAAGTCTGAGGAAACCTTCGGACAGTTGACGCTCACCTTCAAAAAGCTGGCAGTGCTGACGCCGATTTCTAACGACCTACTTCGCTACAGTTCACCGTCAGCGGATGCGGTCGTAAGAGATGACCTCGTCAGTGCGATGGCGACCAAGGAAGATGAGTCCTTCATCCGAGGGACTGGCACAAGCGCCACGCCAAAAGGCATTGCGAACTGGTGCGTGGCTGACCAGAAGATTGCGTGTCAGGCGAAGACGCTGGCAAATGTCTTCGAGGATTTGGGCAAGCTGGTCATAGCTTTGAAGGACGCGAACATTCCGATGATTTCACCGGGATGGATGATGGCTCCGCGTACCGAGATTACCCTTGCCACAATTCAGGACGGCAATGGCAACACGCCGTTCCGTGAGGAACTGAATCGTGGCACGCTTTGGGGCTATCCGGTTGGCGTGACCACGAACATTCCGACCACGCTCGATACGACCGGCGCAGGGTCGGATGACGAGTCAGAGATTTATCTCGTGGACTTCGCCCAAGTGTTAATCGGGGAAAGCATGGGACTGCTCGTCGATGCTTCGCAGGAAGCTGCGTATCACGACGGGTCGAACGTGCAAGCAGCATTCTCGCTCGACCAGACTGTGGTGAGAGCCATTGCTGAACATGATTTAGGGCTGAGACATGAGCGGGCTGTGGCCATGCTCACTGGGGTTGATTGGAGTCCATAAGGTTGGTGACTGCAACTTTTATTTGTTGAGGATAGAAACATGATTACTAGAGATGTGGCAACTATACGACCTCTGCTGGCTGTCCGTCATCAGCGATACGACGCAAGCTGCGGTTCCAATGACGGATCGACCGGCAACGAAACACTCGGCCCGATCATCGACCGCTTAGGTCTTGGTCGGCAGTACAACAGTGCCTTGCTTCATGCATTCGGGTATGGAGACATCGGCACGACAACCCTCGACACTGCGTTCATGGCAGTGTCAGGACGCTTGGAACATAGCTCGACCACCTGTGCGGATGACTTCGCCGAACTCTCCACCGCGCAGCGTCCGAGCTTGGCTCCATTGTTCCAGACCGGCAATACGACCAGCACGCTGGCTTCAGGCTTCATGGCAACCAGCACATCGGTCGGCACGTTTGGAACCTACACAGCGACTGCGACAGGGTCGGCTGCTGGTGAGGCGTTCGCATTTTATGACCTCACGCCAGCCAATCGCTTCCTTCGGGCATCGTTGCTGTGGCAAGCTGAAGCGTCGAGTTCGGGTGGATCGAATTTGAACGCAGGAGTGGACTTGGGGCTTGGGGCCGTTGACCTCGTTCCGCACAACACAACGTCCACGACACCGGTATTCGTTACGACCTGCAACGAATCGTAGCGATGCAATGGCGTTGGTCAGGGTCGAGGTTGTTAGGCGTACGCTAGTCTTGAGCAATGGGCTGACGATTGCTGTTGGCGAAACGCTTGGACTGGACAACGCCAACCCTGAACACGCTGCGATCATCAAGAGCGGGTGGGTGCGAGATTGCCCACCCGTTTCTTCACTCACCGCGTCACTGGAACACCAACCCAATAAAATGCTGCGCCGAAGTCAGGCGTTGCGAAAGTGACTTATTATGTCCAGCCACCTCACCGCATTAGAAGCCGAACCGGGTAGCGGAGTTGATTTCAATCACCCGGCTGAAGCTGACTACACCCTTACGATAGAAGATCGGGAACAAGCTCTCGTCATCTCCACTCCGAAGCGCGACAAGGTTGCCATCGTCGGGTTCGCAACATCGAGCCGTAGCCTTGCGCCCTTCGATGATCCGTCCTACGAAATCTGGACGCTCAACCAACTCTACAGGCACGTAAAACGCTGCACTCGGCATTTCGATCTGCATATGAATTGGGATGACGATGCTGCCAATGTCGAAGGCACTGACCACGAAGGATGGATTCGTGAGTGTGGGTTGCCGGTCTACATGACTGAGTCCCATGACAAGCTGCCAACCAGCGTACGGTTTCCCATCGACCGCGTGATCAAAGAAGTTGGTATCGACTACTTCACAAGCTCAGTCGGCCTCATGGTTGGACTTGCCATGCTGGAGAATTTCAAAGAGATCGCGCTTTACGGTATTGACCTCATCGTCGGTGGTGAGTATTCGGAACAGAAGGCCAATCTGGAATTCGTCTTGGGCGTAGCGCACGGGCGTGGCATCAACGTGCGGATTCCCCAAGAGTGTGCGCTGTTGAAACATTCGCACCGGTACGGCTACGAAAAGGAACCGGACTGGGGGCCACTCAAAATTTCCGAAGTATCCACGCGCATTGAATATCTCTCGACTGAACGCAACAAACGCATGGCGTTAATCAATGCACTTGATGGAGCCATTGGCGAATATGAACGCCTGAAGCAAGTGGAAGAACCGACTGTGCCAGCAGAACGCATGAAGACCTTGATGGAGCAGCGCAGCGATGCAATGGCTACGTTGTCCACGCTTGATGGCGCAGTGCAGGAAGCGACCTACTGGCGCGACCTGTATACGTTGCGAGGACGCGGTGCGATTGTGAATCGCCCGATCTAATAATGCTCACGGTCTGCACATCCTCAACGAATGCCCAGCTAGCGCAATTGGGCGACCTGATGGTCATGCTCAATGCCACGGCCTCGTCGTGTGGCATGGACTTAGCGTTGACTCAGGCCAGCGATTGGGCGACTCGCTATGTGGGGTATGAGCTACGGCGACAGGTGTACGAAGAAACCGTTGCCAGCTATGGGACGCAACGCCTAACGCTTGACCGCGTTCCCATTCTGAAGGTGCAGCGGTTCTTCGATTCAACGAGTACCGGCGAGGCGACCGAGCTTTGTTCCAGTGAGTTCCGCGTGTCTGATCCTGACGCTGGGTTTCTCAATCGCGATCAGGGCTTTCGATGGACGGCGCAGGAGCGATGGGAGCTTGGGAAGTACGTGGTGCCGAACAGCGAACTGCACCCGTGGTTAGTAGTCTATGAAGCTGGCTACCAAGTGGGCGAGACTTCTTCGACCGATGATAAGTGGGCAACGACCACGACAATGAACACGCTGCCCCCAACGATTGAACGTGCGGTGCTGCTTCGCGCTGGCGAGATGTATCAAGGTATGGAAGGCGTGAAGTCGATGAAGGTTGGCCCGTTGTCGGTGACGTATTCCAGCGAAGGACAGGACAGCCCTGAAGGGTTGCTGTATCCATTCCTGCGCGTGGCGGTGACCTGATGTTCAACATCAATGTGTTCGCACCGCTCATGCGTCAGCGCGTCACCATCGAACCGTTCTCTAGCTATGACGGGTATGGCAACGCCAGTTATGGCAGCGCGATCACATACGAGGGAGCCGTCGTTGGGAGGATGGAACGGGTCACGGGCTTCGATGGGCAAGAAGTGCCAAGCCGTCAAACGATTTATCTCAAGTCGGATGCTGCGCTGCGCCCCGAAGATAAGATCACGCTCTCAACGGGTGATGTCGGCTCGACAGAAACCTATGCCATCAACCCGACTATTCTTTCCATTGGACGATTCCCGATGGGTGGCACGGCTGGCTGCACGGTGGTCTATCTCAAGTGAGAGGCATGGCAAAAACAATCTCGCTGCAAGTCTCGAAAGACGCGCTCAAGAACTTGACGAAACTCGCCAAGTCATCTGGGCTATCGAAGGACAAGGCGCTGCGGTGGGTGCTACTGGAAACGGCTGTGCCAGTTATTCAGAAGCGAGGGAAAGCGCAACGCACGGAAGCTCTGGCGGTGCGACTTGACGATTGCTGCACGGCGATCATTGCAACGGTGTCGGCG